GTTACATCATTTATTGATACAATTAGTTCGTAGGAGGAATTATGACGGCAATAGTAAATGGAATCCAATACATCGGAGGCGGAACGGCTCCAAATGAATTTATAAATAATCAAGCGGCGACAATTGATGGAACTCAAACAATAGAAAGTGCAGTTCTGGCTGGACCTATTACGGTGCCTGGAACTATAACAGTAACAGGAACTTTAGTAATAGTATAATGTCAAAAATAGAAGTAGATTCAATAACACAACAATCAGGATCAACACTTACAATTGGTGGTGGAGCTAGTAAAACTGTGGTTGCTGATGCAACTACTGTAACTTTAGGTAGATGTGGTGGAACTGTAGCTTTAGCTAGTGGTGCTAGTCAAACAGGTTTTGGTAGAACAGGAACTGTTGATTGGCAAACAGGATCAATTAAGACAACAACTTTTACAGCAGTAAATGGCGAAGGTTATTTTGCTGATACATCGAGTGGAGGATTTACAATGAACTTACCAGCAGGTTCTGCTGGGGCAATTGTGTCAGTGGCAGATTACACAAATACTTTTCAAACAAATAGTTTAACAATCGCACCAAATGGTTCAGAAAAAATAGGTGGCGTTGCATCGTCAGTCAATTTAAGCACTGAAGGACAATCAGTAACTCTTGTTTATGTTGATGGTACTGAGGGTTGGAAAAACGTTCAAGATTCAACATCTAATGTTACAGGTAATCCATTTATACAAGCAACAGGTGGAACAATTACTGAATGTGGAAATTGCAGAATTCATACATTTACAGGTCCTGGAACTTTTACAGTTTCGGCAGCTTCGTCAAACTGTGCGGCTGAAAATGTAGTTTCATATTTAGTTATAGCTGGTGGTGGCGGTGGCGGTGGACCTGATAGAGGTGGCGGTGGTGGAGCTGGTGGATATAGAGAATTAAAATCTCCTACAACTCCATATAGTGCTAGTCCATTAGACGGTTATCCAACCGCACCAAATAGAATAACAATAACAGCACAAGCCTATCCAATAACAGTTGGAGCTGGTGGATCTGCTAATACTGGAAATGGTAGTGTTTCAACTTTTTCAACAATTAGTTCAGCAGGAGGTGGTCACGGATCATATAACTGTGGTTCACCCCCAGGACCAGCTAGTGCAGAAGATGGTGGTTCAGGTGGTGGTGGAGCAGGTGGCACACCTAATGGTGGAAGTGGAAATACTCCTCCTGTTACTCCTTCTCAAGGAAATAATGGTGGAACAGGACAGGTAATAACATCTCCAGCTCGTAGCGGTGGTGGTGGCGGTGGTGGAGCAAGTACAGGTGGGACTGGTGGAAATGCTGGTGTCAACTCAGGAGCAGCTGGTGGTGCTGGTATCGCAACAAGTATAACAGGCTCTCCAGTTACAAGAGGTGGAGGCGGTGGTGGACATTCTTATCAATCAACTTCTGGACCAATTGCAGGTGGAGCCGGTGGTCCAGGCGGTGGTGGAGCAGGCGGACCGTGGGATGGATGTAATACTTCAACTCCTGCAAAAGCAGGAACTGCAGGGACAGCTAACACTGGCGGTGGCGGTGGAGGCGGAGGTGCTTATAGTGGTGGTGGCGCAGCTGGCGGTAGCGGAATTGTAATAATAAGGTATAAATATAAATAATTATGACAAGTAAAATTAAAGTAGATAATATTTCAAAAGTTTCAGATGATTCAAATATCATTAGTAAATGTGGAACTGCAATAAGTGTAGGAGCATCTGGTAATACCGTTGCTGTTACAGGCAATGATATAAGATCAGATAGTTATAAAGCTGCTGATGGTGGAGTTATTGTTAGTCAATCAGGCACAACAATAACTTTAGGTGCAAGTGGTGATACAATTGCTTTAGCATCAGGTGCATCTCAATCAGGTTTCGGTAGAACAGGAACTGTAGACTGGCAAACAGGATCAATTAAAACTGCTACTTTCACAGCAGCAAATGGTGAAGGATATTTTGCTGATACATCGAGTGGAGGATTTACAATGAACTTACCAGCAGGAACTGCAGGTAATATTGTATCGGTCGTTGATTATACAAACACATTTCAAACAAACGCTTTAACAATAACACCAAACGGTTCTCAAAAAATTGGAGGACTTACTGATAGTGCAACATTAAGCATTGAAGGACAGTCGGTAACTTTTGTTTATGTAGATGATACTGAAGGTTGGAAAAATGTTCAAGATTCAACATCTAATGTAACAGGAGCAACATTTATATGTGCTTCAGTATCAGGATCGTGTAACGCCATAACAACTTGTGGTGATTTTAAAATAGCAACTTTTAGAGGCCCTGGAACTTTTACAATTAATGCTGCAGCAAGTTCTCCTCCAAATAACAACGTAGATTTTATGGTAGTAGGTGGTGGAGGTGGTGCAGGTCAATATTATGCTGGGGGCGGTGGTGCTGGAGGTTTTAGAGAATCTCCTGGAACTGCAACAGGATCTTATACAGTTTCACCTTTAGGATCTCCTGGTCCAGGAAATGCACCGATTACAGTAACAGCACAAGGTTATCCGATAACAGTAGGTGGTGGTGGAGCTGGGTCTGGTGGTGGTCCAAGTTCTCCATCTCCAAGTTGTAATGGAAATCCCTCAACTTTTTCAACAATAACATCCGCAGGTGGTGGTAGTGGTGGTGGTGGAAACCCTGGTAAATACGCTGCTCAAGCAGGTGGCTCTGGAGGTGGTGATGGTCACGGGTCTGGATCAGGAGGGGCAGGAAATACACCTCCCGTTAATCCTCCGCAAGGAAACCCAGGTGGAGCTTCCTCTGGACCAGGAGGACCCAATGGTGGAGGTGGCGGTGCTGGTGCCGCTGGTGCATCTTCTGCACCAGGTCCAGGAGGAGATGGAGGTGTTGGTGTTGGAACAGCAATTAACCCAGCTTCTAGTGGACCAAGCGGTGTAGGAACACCCGGTCCAAGTAGTCCATTAAGATACTTTGCTGGTGGAGGTGGTAGTCAAGGAACTGGAACCGGACAAGCTGGAAGTGTTGGTGGCGGTGGTGGAGATGGTAACCCTGGAACAGCAAACACTGGTGGCGGTGGAGGTGGTGATAATGGTAATGGTGCTTCAGGATTAGTAATAATAAGGTATAGGTTTCAATAATTATGAGTGAAATAAAAGTAAATAAAATTAGTCCAAGAACAGCTTGTGGTACAACTACATTAGGGGATAGTGGAGATACATTCACAATTCCTGCCGGTGTATCCATAACTAACAATGGTACTGCATCAGGTTTTGGTGCAACAGGTGCTGTATCTTGGGACACAACAGTTAAGACAACAACTTTTACAGCAACAGCTGGTGAAGGTTATTTTGTAAATACAACAGGTGGAATAGTAACAGTTAATCTTCCAGCAGGAACTGCAGGAGCTGTTGTGGGTATTAAAGATTATGCAGGAACTTTTGATACAAATGCGGTAACAGTATCTCCAAATGGTTCTGATAAAATTGGTGGTATTGCTCTTGATGCAATATTAGAAACAGAGGGTATTGCAGTAACTTTTGTTTTTGTAGATTCAACACAAGGTTGGTTAGTAACAGATTCAGGTTTACAATCAGAATTACCAACACCACAATTCGTAACAGCTACTGGAGGTACGATAACAACTTCAGGTAATTTTAAAATTCATACATTTACAGGACCAGGTACTTTCACAGTATCTTGTGCAGGAAATTCATCAGGTTCAAATACAGTAGATTATATGGTCGTTGCAGGTGGTGGCGGTGGTGGCGGTGCTAAAGAAAATAGAGGTGCTGGTGGAGGTGGTGCTGGAGGATGGCGAGCATCTTCTGGAGCAGCCTCTGGTTGTTATACGGCAGGACCAGGACCATTAACGAGTCCAGTTTCAGCTTTACCAGTAACAGCAACAGGTTATCCAATAACAGTTGGTGCTGGTGGATCAAAATCTTGTGGTCCTCCAAATCAAGCTGCTCAAGGTGGTCAATCAGTATTTTCATCAGTAACATCTGCAGGTGGAGGTGCAGGACAAAATTCATATTGTAACCCAGGTTTAGGAGCAACTGCAGGATCAGGTGGATCTGGTGGAGGTGGTAGTGCAGGTGGAACATTTAGTTCAGAGCACGGTGATGGAAACACACCTTCTGTTAGTCCTCCTCAAGGTTTTAATGGTGGTCCAAGTTGTAGTCCTGGTTCAGGTGGACAAACAGGACCAGGTAGAGGAGGTCACGGTGGTGGTGGAGCTGGTGGTTTAGGTCAAGATTCTCAAGGTCCCCCATCTCAAGGAGCAAAAGGTGGTGTGGGTGTTACAAGTTGTATAACAACAAGTCCTGTAGGATATGCTGGAGGTGGTGGTGCTGGTTCAGGTAATCCAGATTGTGGAGGTGCTGGTGGAGGAGCTCCTAGTCCTACGGCTCCTGCTTTTGGCGGAGGTAGAGGTGGTGGTGGACCAGGTTCTGCAGCACCAAGTCAAAGAGAAGGTTATGATGCAACTACAAATACTGGTGGTGGTGGTGGAGGTGCTTCTGGACCTACTCCAGGTGCTTCAAATGCTGGTGGTGGTAATGGTGGATCAGGAATAGTGGTAATAAGATACAAATTTCAATAGTTGAATGACAATTAAAATTAATATATAAGGAGAAACATTATGGCACATTTTGCAAAACTAGGATCTAACGGAAAAGTTATTCAAGTGTTAACTTTGAATAATGGTGATATGTTAAATGCTGATGGTGTTGAAGATGAATCAGTAGGTCAACAATATTTAGAAACACATAATAATTGGCCCGCACAAATGTGGATTCAAACTTCATACAATACATCTCGTAATCAACATAGTTCTGGAGATAACTCAAAAGCTTTTAGAGGAAACTATGCTGGTATAGGTTCTGAATGGGACGAAGATAACAATATTTTTTGGCCTAAAAAACCACATCCATCTTGGGTAAAAGACACTGCAACTGCAAGTTGGAAATCACCAATTGGTGATCCTCCTGCATTAACTGCAGAACAAGAAGCTCAAAATACACCTGCAGATGAAAATACACCTGCTACTCATAATTGGGTATATGTTTGGAATGAATCTGCACATCAAGCTGACAACACAGCTGGTTGGGACTTGACAGACGCATTAGCATAATTTATATCTGGTGGTGGTATGCAGAAGAAAGTATTAAGCGAACAAGCATTATATTACGGTGATGTGGCAATGCCTAAAGGTTGGGACATTGACCAAGATAAATTATCAGGCGACATCATACAATCTATAATTCAAAACAAAGATTTTCCATTCTCAAGAACTTGGGATATGTTAAATACTTATATTAGTGATCATATTCGTCTTGAATATAATTTTAACTTAATTAACAAAGAAACGTGGGGTAATATTTATAAACCTACGGAAACTACAATTCCTTTATTAAATATAGATCCAGTAGATTTACGTAACTCACCAGACTTTACATTATTATATGGTGTTAAAGTTAAAGATTGTAATGTTCGAATAC